ACACAAAGACCGCCCAATGTTGAAACAGTAAAGGATATCAAACTAACACATGGCTGGTTAGTTCGGATCTCCTTTACTGTTCCTTTCACTTTCCCTTTCCTTATCTTTCCCTGGTTTTATCCTTACACTTCATCGTTTTATTTTGCTCTCCTTAGCCCAGCATGTCATCTTCCACAGGCTCATTGTTCTCCTCGTCTTCTAGATCCTCAACTCTGAGGTTCTCAATTGGTCTGCCTAAAGCTCTGTATAGGAGGCTACTTAGAGCCCTGTGCCTTGACTGACAAACCCCACTTTCCAATACTCTTCTGAGTGGGGATCTTCCAACATTGTTTATGAGATGGTCCACAAATCTGTCCATCAGAGGATGGGACACCATGGCTAGTGCGCCTATCTCCCTGTAGTGGGCAGGACCAAAAAGGTTGATGTCAGACACATCAAACTCATCATCAAGGGGGAAAGAGCCAATGTCATCTGACAAAGACTTAACAACCTCTTCAAACACATTGTTCTCTGAGTCCTCAATCATGAGATCTATAATGGATTCCATGTCCAGCTGTGGCATCTCTGTATGCTTTGGGGCTCCTATAAATATAGTACCAACTTTTGTTCTAAGAGACGATTCACAGCATGTTTTCACTATAGCAGCTAGCCTTTCTCCATCTATTGTATGGATTCTTCTCTTCCCTTCACACACCTCCAACACAGATTCCATGTATTTCAGTTCAAGTGGTTTGCATTTGATCCACGATCTACTTGGCTCCTTTGAGAATGTTGTCATTATCTCCTCAATCTCCTTAGCGTTGCAGTTAATTAAGGAAATAGGACTCAGATCTGAGTCTGAGGCTGTATAGGACAGGATGTGGAGGTCTCTCCCAGAAGGTGTTGTGGTGTATAGGTTTATGGTGCTCCTGCGGATTTTCATCTTAATTTGATCCTCCTTCAGAGTCCTCAAATCATACATTGGCTTTGACAATATGAAAACTGGAGCTCCAAATGATCTTGAAGGGCCGAACACTTTGTAGTTGTGCATCCAAAACTTTGCATGCTTGTGTTTCGAAGCAAGATCTTGGTCATTCCTTACACCCATGTCATCAGCCCACATCCTAATGCTTTGTGAGACTTCCCATGGACTCTGACTCCCATATATAGACACAGCCTGAATCTGAGGCACTGCACCTACCCTGTTATCGATTTCAATCTGGACCTGTACCCCATCCATCAAACCCCTCCATATACCCACTCCATGGTAATGTATGTTGCCGTTTATTGACTTCGATTTTTGTGCTTTTACGTAGCCACCTAGGACTCCTGCACCAACTTCCTCCAAGCTCTCGATCACATTCCTCTCATCAGATGAGTACCTTTGCAGTATTGCAACTTTGTTTGACTTCGACCCTCCATCAGAAGGCTTGAGCTCAATAGGCGTGGTGTTCTGTAAGACCTGATAACATTTTAAGAGTTTTGCTTCATCAGTGTAAGGGCCCTGCAGTATGCAAAAGAGGACATGTTTCAGGGACTCTGACATCAGACCTCTTGTAGCTCCTGCAATGTCTTCCACCCCTGCAAGAAAGCCAGATTTACAAAAATTGTCTCTTATGACCATAGCTATCTTGCTGACACCCGATCTCTTCTTTATGGGGGCACCTGTTATTCTGACCGTTCTAGATTTCCCCTCCATCCTGGCAAAAAAGTTTTTTATTTGGATGTGACTATCCAATGGTGATGCTTCAAGTGTGTCTTCAGGAGTGTCCCTCAGCCACTTTATGATCCCCTTAAGTTTTGCCCATTCAATATTGAAAGCAGTGTCTCCAATCTTGCTCTTCTGAGTGCTAAACCACTTATCCGAAACAAGTTTCTCAGGGGATGTCCTCATGGTTTTGACCTCATCAAATACAGTGACTCTGCTCTGTGTTGCCTCCCTCCTGCTAGATCTGTTTCTTAGTTGGATTCTACCTTTATCAAAGACTATGGCGTCCAAAGACTCAAGCTCCTCCACATTAGGGAACAAGAACAGCACATCATCAGGCTCCAAGTCATTATGACCATCGAACCCTTCATAAGCAGCCATCTTTTGGAGGAGACTGTATTTTGAATCCTCCAAGATGCTAAACTCCGGCCGTCCTGTGTCATGGAAAATTGTCGCTGACAGGAAGTACACAGAAGAAGCCATAACCTTGGAAACTGCATTTCCAGACGACAGAGAAGAAACCACTCCTGGGCTATGGACCTTTTCAGCTATCCTTAGTATGATCTCCTCTCCTGATTTTGGGGCCCTGTAGAGCACTTCAGGTTTAAGATTGATCCTCTCCTTCCAGTCTTCTGGGATATTCAGCCTAGCTCTTAAGTTGAAGAACTTCTTCTTAGAGCCCCACCTGAGTGAGGAGCTAAGAATCAAAGCACCACCAGGGCTGACACTGCAGCTCTCTGGAACCTCATCAGTGGTTGAATCCCCTTTTACTTTCTTCATGAAGTAAGCATACACTCTCATCAAGTTGGTCCTCGTTATAGCCTTGAAGAGGTTGAATCTGAACCCACCAAGACCAGCAGAATATGGATTGTCCAGCAGAAAGAACCCAAGCCCAGGATCTTTCCACTTTATGGCTGCTCTTGCAAAGTTCTTGAATAATGTGGATACGCCCATTCCCATTAGCATGTAGTGCAGAGAACACTGGGCCTGCTGAAGGATGGCTGACAAGGAAAAGGACCCTCCTCCCTCTGACACAGCAGTCAGCAAGTTTGAAGCTTCTTCTTGTCTGGCCACAAGAGTCTCAACTTCTGGCAAAGAACAGCAGGCTGCCACCCATCTAATTGTGGGTCGAACATGTTGAGAATGGAAGAAAAATTCAGAATTGTACTCCATCACAAAATCTGTGTTTGAAGTGCACTTCTCTGAAGGATAGATGCCTATGTATATCCCCAATTCCTTTTTGAGTCTGAAACAGAGAGCAGCGGCAACTTTTAACTTCCTTAGAGCTTCTGGATTCTCTGATGGGAAGCTCAACAACATGCTGCTATCATCTGAGCCCTGCATCATGTCACAGACTATCTTCGACCCATATTCTTCTCCCACTTTGAGATTGAATATCTTGAATGTCAGAGACCTAATGTACTCCTGGTGCAGAGTGTGCAGCAGAGAAGAAGTGTAGTGTAGGATGCCCTGCATCATACCAGTGGTAGTTTTTAAGAATGTTTTCCCAGCCTCTGCCCAGGGCACACTTTCTTCCCCATGGTAAGCTTTAAAGAGCTTCTGGGAGAACTCATCTCTGGTGTCAAGCTCTAGATGAGTATCCAGTATTTTCATGAATTTAAGGTTCATCATCATCTTCTTGCTCGTGAACATTGAACAGCCTCGGATAATGATGGGCCACCATCTTGGGTGAGTGAATTCACAGAGCATGAGAGCAAACTTGGTCACGTAATGGCCCTGGTTCCACTTTCTAGCATCATCTGATGTAGCGCATGTCCACACCTGTGACTTGCAGTGCTGTCTAGCCCTGTATCCATGAGTCTCAGGAATCTTGGTTTTGTTGCTAGGATTGCATAGAGTATCTGATGGAAAGAATTTCCCAATGCTTTTTGCAATTGTTTCGACAATGCTCTGAACAATTCTCTCTTCAGCTCCCATGACGTAAATCTCTCTAAGCCCTCCATGCTGTTGTTTCTTGAAAAGGCAGATGTGCATGCTGCCTTTTGCTTCAATACTTGACATACACTCCTCAAATTTCTCTATTGCTAAAGTCTTATCTTCCATCGCAAATTTTGACATCTTGACCAGCAGCCTGTCCCTGGTGTAGTTCTTATCCTTAACATCCTTATACACATACCAGTCTTCTGTGAACTGGCTGGTTGCTTTGAGGGTAGCTAGTCTTTCAAGTGTAAGAGAACTCACCTCTCGAGTGATCTGGTCATCAATCTGCTCAAGCACATTCTGCCCATAAACTCTCTTCAGTAGCTGGATACCATGCCGACACACTTCCTTTAGATAGCTTCGGCTGAACTCATGCATTTTGGGTTCTTCGGGATCCTCCCACCCCAAATAGTCATCTGTTTTGGGCCGCTGATCCTCCAGTTCGATGATTTTCTTGTACATTCCAGATAAAGCTTGTGGCTCTGTTTCCTCTTCCTTATTCTTGAAGTACCCGTTGTAACAAGCGCTGACAACAACTTGTAGTTCCTTTGTGGGGTGTCCTGTGATCGGGTTAAAGAGTCCTGACCACTGTATATTCCCCTCTTTCTTTCTTAATAAGAAAGGAGATTTGGCAATTCGTCTCACAGTGTTGAAGAAGTTGTTAGCCAGGAGCACTTGCAATTCTGATCTGAGTATTTTCGGCATCTTCACCAACATTTTCTGTGGTTTGGGGATCTCGGGCTCTGACACAAACCCTTCCATTACAACGTACCTCATGATAGTCTGGAGCTCTTCTGTGCAGGCCTTGTCTTCAAGCATTGTCAATAAGGATAGCTTGGTCATGATCCTAGCGTCTGGAATTTCTTGCATTATTTCTGGGTCTATCATTAACCATGGCTTACCTCCATGACATTCTGTCCAGAACGCAAGAGAAGACTCAAACAAGGAGAAACTCTTGCACAGGTTAGTGAGTTTGCTCTGGCGATAAGACACGAAGTCTGTAATGAACATGTCCCCAGCATCCACAAAATGTTTAAAGACACCATCCACAGTTATGAAGCTATCTACATGACTCTTCTTAACTGCAAAAGAGACGAAAATGTGACTTCTAGAGCAGGTGGGTTTTATCAGAAGGTAAATTTCAGAACCAAGTAATCTTTTTACAACAAAAAAATCTTGTTTAACATGCTGCTTGACTGACGCTGAGAGCTCTGCACCAATCACACTCACCATTTGGGTCCATGAGCCTAGAGGTGTTCTTAAGAGGTTGTTATGAACCTCCGTGAATTCATTACCACCTTCCTTGTAGTGCAAAGATGGCTGATGTATGGACATTGCCTCCTTTCTTAACTCCTCATCCTCTGAAAGAGGGCAGTACAGGTCAGGAGCAGACCTAAAAATCCTAGTGCTGTCATCTCTTATAAACCTCTCTAAGTCGGCAGTGTCATGAGATAGGCTGAAGGCCTTCTTGCTCTTCTCCCTGTTCATCTTGACTAGCATCTTGTCTCGATGCTCTTTCCCATTGACTCCATGCATAGCTATGTACTCAGTCTCAAACGGAGTGGTCACAATCTTCACGCGATGATATTTGTTCCTCTCATCAGGACGTTCCTTTGCTCCATCCATTGCGAGTTCCAGTTCCAAGGCTGGATCATCATCCATTCTCTCTATTTCTCCTGAGTCGGCCGCTCTGACTACAGCCTGCCAAATCCCACACATCGGATGATCTCCCGAGACAATGGTTCCTTTCAGAGGAGAGAGACCCTTACCTTCAGGGCCTTCCAAAGTGACCCATGGGGGTATCTGGACAGTTGACTTGTGATCACAAATTGGCCTTTGATCAGGATTGTCTGCGTTGTATTTGTCAACATAATCCTTGATTTTCTGCTCTGCTTCAAGGCAATTCTTCTCCACACGTTCGTCCTTGTCGTCTATATCAAAGAATGAGGACTTGAACATTTTATCCTGGGATTTCTTCAATGATTCAGAGATGACCTTACTCACATATTCAGAGTCAGGCTCTCTAGCAAAGTTGTCAAAGAGACCCTTGTTGAACGAGGGAAACGTTCTGGCAGTCTTATCCCAATCCATTGAGATATTTCCTACCATCCCGAGCACTTCTCTCTCCAGCTTGGTCAATTCATCCTCATCAGCAGAAGTTGTTGGACAATGTATCTGTATCTCTGCAAAGATAGACAAGGCTAGTCTGAATCTGAAGACTAGCTCATTCACGTCCTCTTCTTCTAATTCCAAGTTGGTCCATACTCCATGTCGATGGACTGAGATGACTGCCAACATCAATCTGCCTCCTAGAGTCCTGTTCTGGCACGCTACTTCATATTTTCCTATCTTTAGTAGAGCTGCGTTTCTGGCCCCATTGGAGTCTCCTCTGAAGGTCGTGAACTCAATCACATATGTTGACCCCGCTGGTGTTGTCATGATGACATCAGGACTTAAATGGTTGAAACCATCATTCACCATGGGAAAGTAGGACATAAACGTCCTATCGGTATTTGAACACAGATGTCCAAAAGTGAAATCGTGGACAAAATTAGGCACCTTGGATGCCTTAATTTTTAAGTCAGGTTTTAATGTTGAGCCAACAGTAGAGGTCTCGTCCAAATTGTTAAGGTCCAAGTTGACAACCAGGCCGTCGCCAAATTTCTCCACAGAAAACTCAGGTAGAGGGACCTCCAACAGAAGCTCGTCATAGTCGATCAGTGGACGTCTATTAAAGCCGTCGTCAAGTGGTTGTTGTTTGCTAATGATACTATCCATATTGGGCGCCTTTGTGT